TACTATTCTGTATCTCCTTATATTTCTGCAAAGCAGTAGCAGAACGCAAAGCAGAAATTTTTAGAGAACTAGAAGCAGAATCGGAAAGTTTGCCATGGAAACCCACCAAAGCTAGACCAGTAGAAGATGCAGTGACCTTAGAAACATAAGAATCATCATAAGGTGTAGGGGCAGAATTATCTCGCTTGAGAGTATCATCAGAAATGTAAGAAGAACCACCAAACATAACACCAATAGATTTATCCGCAGGGTCAGAAAGACGTAAAGTAAAATCCGAATCAGAGTGACCAAGAGTCACGGCGGCTTCATCACCATATTGAGCACGCGGGAGAACAGACGTGAAATAATCAATTGGAAGATTAGAATTTTCCAAATCAATTAAAGAAGTCATTAACGTAGTAAACGTAGATGAACTAATGAACGATTTAGCGTTCATATTATCGGTAGGAAGCAAGTAATCAATATTACAAGTCCATGGTTCAAAAGGTTGCCATTTCTCGTTTCTATAATGGTCATTACAAATCTTATGATAAGCCAACAAAGGCAAAATCGAAAGATTAGGACTATTAAGAATAGAAGACGCTTCAAAAGAAGTAAGATTCAAAGAATATTCTGATTCTTTAAAACCAAGCAAATCCCAATCATGATTTTCTACACAATACTTCAGAGCCATAGCATAAATATCATACTGAATAGAAGCAGTAAAATTGCCATAACCTAAGGACATAAGCAACTTAGAAGCACGCGCAAGACGATAACCGTCGCAAATAAAAACATCATTATAAGAAGATGAATTATCACAGAACTTCTTAAAATCACTAGCAGAAGCATCTTCATATCCAGTATTAGTAAGATAAGTATGAACAGCCAAAAGAGAATGCTGATAAATATCATCTAACCAATCAGCCAAATCAACATAAGAAATAAAAGGCAAAGATGTTGAAATCTGAGATGGCTCAGTAGAACTAATAGCAAACTTAGAAATATTCTGGCCAGCGTCACCCTTAGTCAAATTATTAACTTGCTGCTCAAAATACTTCCAAAGAGACTGGAAAGGAACAAAATAATACTGTACGTTTTCACGAATGCGAGTAAACGCATCTGTGTTAAGGGCAGCAGTACGGGTTTTGCCATTGTACCCAATCTTAAACGTTTCATTGGGATTAACCCACTGAGTAAATACTGGCAGCAATTCACCAACTTGCGCGGTGAACATATGTCGATGAGATAAATCGAAAGCATTACGATTTACCTTATTCTTAAGGCGATGCATACCTAAAACTTTATTAGCCATAATAATTAATTTTTATAAGAATCTACAATATCACGGTGTTTAACATTCTCAATAAAAGCCATATTAGCTTTTTGAACTTGATACTGAAAAATAGACCGCGTTTTTAAAATATTAAAATCATACGTACCCGTATAAGGAGACATACTAGCGTAATTTTCATACGCAAAGAGTTTATCATTTTCCAAATTTTGGTAATACTGAACCAAATTTTGATAATCTTTCCAAGCAATGAAGTCAAAACGCAATTTAAGACATTCATAGAAATCCAAACCTAAATAGGAGGATAGCGAATAGTGATGATGAGCAGCATAAAGCAACGATTTTAAAGGGTGAACAGAATCAGAACTGTTATAAATGGGTTTAGCAAAAGTAACTGCATACCAATGAACAGCACGAAACTGATAATTATATTTATATAACACAGAAGTGGAAGGATTAAGCAACCACATTAAAAACTCTCTTACTTGTCCGTCATCATAGATTTCTCCTTTGGTAGCGAAGAAACGGCGGGCAACGTATACCACCGAACGAAAAAGGGTAGAAGTTTCTGCAACATTAAAAAAGGAAGATCCGGTAAATTTAACGGCAAATTGAGAGTAATACGCATCGGACATGGAAACAGCACGTCGCACACCTTTTTTGTTAACAACATAATCTGTTGTAAGTGTTTCATAATCTCTAGCCTTGAATAATTCTCTAGTCTCTGCTCGGTCCTTTGAGCCCAATAGGATTGAATGAAAACTCCTTTGTGGAAACTCATCAAGCACTCTAGGGAAGTTAGAATGTTGTGTAAGATACTTACTAACATATTCTTGCATGTTGCCGTCTGTAACCTTTGTAGTCGAATCACCATAGACCCATAAATCAGCCATATCGAGTTTAACAGAAATTTCGCGGGGATTTTCTTTGGTTGATTGGGGCAAAGTTCGAACAATCCTAAAATCTGCTCTTGCTCTAGACGAGTCGTGGAATAATAGGATATGATAATGCGGACGGAATGACTGGGATCCGTACTCGCAAATAATGTAGTAGCGTATTGTTTCACCATATTCTTTTAAAAACCATTTTCTTAAACGACCTATATATTTTTTAATATCATCATACCATAGTATAGGAATAACAGAGTTGTTACGTATACCACGTGAACGAGAAGGAAATCTACTATAATACTTATCTATACGAGCATAATAATCACGCAACATAGAAGCAGTATCAATAGTGGAAAAAGATACAACTTGAAATGATTTAGAGATTTTATCCGCTACAAAATAAAAACTTTTAGTTCTTCTATTATACTTTTTGATAACACGATTAGGTATGCGAAGAGCATAACCGAAAGGGTACATATAAGAAGTATCAATGTAGGGCAAATGTAAATCATCATACGTATTAGTAATAAATTCAACATATTTATGTTTAGAGGCCTCTACTTCTAAAATCTTACAAAGATGTTCCTGTGCTGCAACACGACATTGAATGCAAGAATGGCAGCCAACAAGAGTTAAACCATGTCGACCAATAACAGGCACGGGATTATTGCAACGAGGAAAAAGAGACATAACTATGTACTAAATAAATTACCGTTATAACAACCCAAAAGAGTTTTTTCTGTAACACGACCACCACTTTTTGAAAAATCTAAAGGACAATAAAGTTCAATAGTTTTCAAAGTTTCTGCCAAGAAAGGTTGAGATGTACCACTACAATACGCTTGTTTACGCTGAATTTCTCGAATAACCTTAAGAGCAGTCAAATAATCTTTAGCAGTCATAAGCAAAAATTTAAATAGGTTTGTACCACTGATAATCATGAGACCAAGAGACGGGCGAAGACGTCATGGACTTAATGATAATAACACTAGGCAAGAACAGACAAATAAATTCGTCGATCTTACCATACTTGACGACGTACTGAACACCGTTAGCCTCAACAATGAAACAACGGTTAGAGATTCTATTCATAAGGCGAATAATTTTTAGAACGGACAAAACCGTTATGTTTAACAATAGTAGTATCGACAGATACAATAGTAGTGCGACCACGAGCAGCTACATTATGAGACGTACTGCATGATGTCAAAGAAGTAACACCAAAATAAGCAGCTATCAATCCGAGCGCATACAGCGCTACTTTGATGATAATTTTTATAATTTCATTTTTCATGGTGCAAAGGTAGAAAAAAAGTTTTGTAACTACCAAATTTGTTAACATTTATTAGGAATAAAGTTACTAAGGAACAAAAGTGCAGTAACTAGGAATATGTATTCCCACTTTTGCCTACCTATAACAAGAGAGTAGGAATTTTCGGGAGAAAATTTTCATAAAAAGGTAGTTACTAAGAAGTTACAAACTTTTCCGCGCAAAGCTAAGGTTTTTCTAGCAGACAAACCAACATAAAGTATCTGATTAGTTAAATTGTGTACGTACGTATAAAATGCGCACGCACACAAAAACAAACAGATACAATAATAGAATAATATAAAATTTTTATTATTTCATAAAAAAATATGGATTTTTACAGAAGGTATTTATGTAGAATGAGAATTATCTGAAAACGTGTTTGCATTATTTACGTACAATCAACAGATATTTAACAATTATTATTAGTAGTGTCAGAGAAATACGTACCTTTGCAGAAGGATACGCAACAAAGGTAAGAGTAGGCAGTCTATATAGTTAAAAGGCAACAAAAAGGGCGCAAGAGGTTAACCTTTGCGCCCAATTTATTATTTGTAGCCAGTAGGACTATAATTAGGGTTTTCGCGATACGCATCAAGCCATGATTTACCGCTAGGCGGTGGTGTAGGTTCTCCACCAGTAGAAGAACCTTTACCTGATCTAGGCATACGTGTAAAATTACTAATACCGTCTGAAACGTTCTTAACCATACGTGAAACAGATTCACCACGCTCAAAGATTTTATCAGTATCATAACTATCAACACGCTTATTAGTAAGAGACGTTTCGGATTTATACATACCACTTAAAGAACGTATCAAATCGGGTTCTTGCATCAACTTGTTTAAGGACCACTCATTTTGCTGAATGTTCAAATCAAGCAAATGCTTATAAGGGGTTTGACGCAAAATGCTTTCAGCCTTATCAATAGGCATTTTACCCAACATAAAGTCAGTATAATATCGTTGCATTTGATTAGACATAAGTTGACCAGAAGTCAAAGAACCATAATAACCACCTAATTGTTTAAGATAAGCAGCATTGGCACTAGCATTCGTCAAAGCAGCACGACCTTGCATCAAAGCAGCACTACTTTGAACCGTAGCAGCATGTGCAAAAGTTTGCTGAATAGATAACCACTTACCATAATTCTCAGTTTGCTTGAGAGTATATTTCCCAGCTGCAATATCACGAAAAGCAGATGCATAAAAAGACATAGTTTGAGCAACATTCTTTTCAACTTCTTGTGGCATAACATTGTAAAGACTGAAAGCCTTTAGACGTGCATCATACATAGCGTCAAAACCTTGCCAATTTGCCAATTCTGCTTTAAACTGCTCTTGTAATAACCTATTTTGATATGTATCCATAGCAAATTTATAAGTCATTTTCTGCATGTCGGTTTGAGATTCCATAAGACCTTTTTGGGCAATATTAACACCCTCAATAGACTTATTAACATTCTCTTGAGACTTTTGCAAAGAAACAGACGCATCAACAGAACGAGTAGTATTATAAGCAGCAAAACCACGATTTACTGCATCACCAACATAGGAATAATCAGAAGGGACCATCTGGGCAGATTCAGCAGCTGAAGCAGCACCACCACTACCAACATTACCACTAGCTGAAACATCACCAAGAAGAGCATTGAGACCTGCTGCACGCAAATCAGCAGCCTTAGCAGAAGATGTACCAAACATACGATACATCATTTCTTGCCAATCACGATTTTTTTGTGCTTCCTCTCTATTAAACTGATTCTGCTCTTGCATGATTTTATAATTCATGTTATTAATCTTATTGGTATTATGATTTCCAAAAAGACCACCAAGAAGAGAACCAGCAATACCCAAAGCACCACCAACAAGAGCACCAGGGACACCACCAACAGCAGCACCACTAGCAGCACCACCAGCAGCAGAAGTCAAAGCAGTACATTTATTTAAACGAAAAGGAGCACCGCCAAAAGCGGCAGTACTCCTAGAAATTATATTAGACAACATAGGCAAAACTACTTGAAGATTTCCAATAAACGTGACTGAAATTCAGCATTTTCTTTTTCAGCCTTAGCTTTTTCTTCCTTATCCTTAGCAGCGGCAGCAGCCTTTTCACGAGCTTCTTTATCCTTAGCAGCAAGTTCTCTAAGATAAGACATTTTTTCGCTAGCCGTCTGAGTATAACGACTAGGACAAGAATTAATAAGTTCATCATCTGTCAAAGAACCGAAAGCTTCTTCAAACTGAGCACGGAAATTAGAATTATCAATCATAGGCTGCAAAGATTCCTTAATTTCTCGCAACGTCTGAGCGTCAGCACGCATATTATCTATACGTTGCAACAAAGAGACATCACTATGAAAAGAAGTACGCAAAGGATTATTCTTATCATCAACAGAAGTAACTTCATGTTGTACATCCTCATAAACCGGAGGAACATAAACGACTTTATTTTTAGTTTTCATAAACAAACATATTTAAATTATTTTGAGTAAGGCAAACCGTACACACTAAATGGACGAACAGCAACACAAGTGTTAACACTACCAATGAGTAACTTATCATCATTAACTGTACCCGACCATTGATTTACAAAGATAGGATAGAGCAAAGAAGGTCGACACTTAAAGAGGTCATCAATACTAGCAAAATTAGAAAGAGACTGAGAACCAAGATTTCGACGCCAAAGAGACAAAAAGGCAGGATCATAGCCGGTAACCCAAGATGAGTAGGTACCACAAAAACCACCCTCAAAGTAATCTCGAGCACTCTTCAATTCAGCATAACGAGGAGCATAACCATATGTAACAGCCATATCAATTGGATTAGCTTGTTCTTCATAAGGTTCAAGAGACATAGACAAGCCAAGCAAAGGTGCACTCAACTCACAGCGATACTGCGTCTGCATACCAATAGAATCTAATTCCGGAATAGGAAAATCAGTTGCATCTGTCTTAAACAGATTACGGTCGATACCAACATGGGCATAATCTAGCTGAGGAACAGCACGATAAATACCAATAATCATACCATAGGTAGTTGCAGTAAACTTACAGCCTGCAGACAAATCACCAACACCAATTGCCTTAATTTCGGGTTCACCACCATTCTGAAAGTTAGTATTAACTTGAGGATTAATACTTAAGGTTTTATCATCACCACCAATAAAAATTGATGTTCTAGAATCAACCTTAGGCTTAATGCCAAAATGAGCCAAAACTTGATTAGCAAAATCAGGGTCGTTACTATTCTGTATCTCCTTATATTTCTGCAAAGCAGTGGCAGAACGCAAAGCAGAAATTTTTAGAGAACTAGAAGCAGAATCGGAAAGTTTGCCATGGAAACCCACCAAAGGTAGACCAGTAGAAGATGCAGTG